AGCAGCACATGAGAATACATCTGTACTAACTTTAGTCAATGGTCGTAAGATATACTTAAAAGGAGCAGATAGACCAGATACACTTCGTGGTGTAGGTCTACACTTTTTGGTTATTGACGAATATGCAGATATTAAACCTAATGTATGGGAACAGATTCTAAGACCAGCATTAGCAGATGTACAAGGTAAAGCACTCTTTATAGGAACTCCTAAAGGTCGTAACCACTTTTATGAGCTATATAAGTATGCAGAAAAAGGAACAGATGAAGATTGGAAAGAGTTTCACTATTCTTCTTATGACAATCCATTAATCCCAGAGTCAGAAATAGAAGCAGCAAAGACCTCAATGAGTAGCTTTGCATTTAGACAAGAGTTCCTTGCTAGTTTTCAAGCAGCTTCAAGGGACATATTTAAAGAGGAATGGATAGAATATGGAGATGAAGAAGATGAACCTGAAGATGGTCGTTACTACATTGCAGTCGACTTGGCTGGATTCGTGGCTGTGGATAAAGAAGCAGGAAATAAAAACCGTAAACTGGATGAAACAGCAATTGCAATCGTTAAAGTCCATCAAGAAGGATGGTGGGTCAAAGAAATAAAACATGGAAGATGGGACATACAAGAAACTTGTAGAGAAATCTTTAAAGCTGTTCAGGATTACATGCCAACAAAGATTGGTATAGAGAAGGGTTCTCTTAAGAATGCAGCAGCACCATACTTAAATGATTTAATGAGAGAGAATAACATGTATTTCAGGATAGAAGACCTGAATCATGGTAACAGAAAAAAGAGTGAAAGAGTTATATGGTCGTTACAAGGGCTATTTGAAAATAGGAAAGTTACATTACAAAGAGGTGATTGGAATACTCCATTCATTGACCAGTTAGTAAACTTTCCTAATGCCCAATTACATGATGACTTGGTAGATGCATTAGCATATATCCAACAGATTGCACAAGTTGAAATGCAATTTGAAGATATAGACGAAGATTATGAAGCCTTAGACATGGTTTCTGGTTATTAACTAAGAGGAATACACAATGGCACAGTATGAAACAGACAATAAACTAGTCTCATGGATACAAGGACATTTAATGGACTGGAGAGACAGTCGAGATGAGAACTATTTAGAGAAGTGGAAAGAATATGAAAGACTGTGGCGAGGTGAATGGGACTCTGCTGATAGATTAAGAGAATCTGAAAGAAGTAGACTAGTATCTCCCGTCCTTCAAGAAGCTATTGAGAACCATGCATCAGAGATTGAAGAAGGTGTCTTTGGTAATGGTGATGATTTGTTTAGTATTGATGACGACCTTATGGATAAGGACGCTAAAGATATTGAATATATGCAACAATACATGAAACAATGTTTTAAACAAACAGGATTACGGAAAGCAGTAGGTGATGTTATTCTATTAGCTTCTATATATGGTACAGGTATTGGAGAAGTTGTACTTCGTAAAGAAAAAGATTTAATTCCTGCTACAGAAGTTATGGAAGATGTAGACTCTGTAGCTATTGGTACAAAGTCTAAAGAGAAAGTTACAGTAACTCTAAACCCAATTAGTCCTCAAAACTTCCTTATCGACCCTAATGCTAATGATATTACAGATGCAATGGGATGTGCTGTAGAAGAATTCGTATCTGCACACCATGTAGCTAAGAATATAGAAGATGGAGTGTATTTAAAAGCTGATTTAGGAGGAAGTGCTCCAGATGAAGCAGATTTAGACGAATCTTGGATAGATGAAGACTATGACCAAGATAAAGTTAAGATTGTAAGGTATTATGGTCTAGTTCCAGAAAAATTAATAGATAATCCTGAGAGTGGCATGACATATGAAGGAACTGGGGACATATTACAAGAATATGGCAATTTAGTAGAAGGTATTGTAGTAATAGGTAACGATAATGTACTTCTGAAAGCAGAGAGAAGTCCATATATGATGAAAGACAGACCAGTCGTAGCATATCAAGATGATACTGTACCTAAGAGATTCTGGGGTAGAGGAGTAGCAGAAAAAGGCTACAATATGCAGAAAGCAATTGATGCACAGTTAAGAGCTCACCTAGATTCACTAGCTTTAACTACTGCACCTATGATGGGTATGGATGCAACACGTTTACCTAGAGGAGCTAAGTTTGAGATTAGACCAGGTAAAACAATACTTACTAATGGAGACCCAAGAGAAGTTCTACAACCATTTAAGTTTGGTGTAACAGAAGAGTCTAATCTAGTAACTGCACAAGCATTCCAGAAGATGTTACTACAAGCTACTAATACTTTAGATACTCAAAGCGACGTTAAGCAGCCTACAGGAGGAGAACTCTCTGTAACCCTAGCTACCATACTTAAAAAGAACAAACGTACACTGGTGAACTTCCAAGACAACTTCTTGGTTCCATTCATTACTAAAGTAGCACATAGATTTATGCAGTTCTCACCTGAAGAGTTCCCTGTTGCAGATTACAAGTTTGTAGCTAACTCTTCTCTAGGCAATCTAGCTAAAGAAGTAGAACAACTACAATTTATGAATCTACTTAAAACACTAGGACCTAATAGTCCTGTAGTACCATTGTTGTTAGATGGTATAGTTAAGAACTCTAGTCTTGATAATAAGGTTGTAATACAAGAAGCTTTAGCTCAAGCTAGACAAGCACAACAACAACAAGAGCAACAACAGTCACAAATGATGATGGCTAATACACAAGCTGATATTCAACTTAAGACTTCTGAAGCACAGTCTAATATGGCAAGAGCACAGAAAGACCAGGTAGATGCACAGATGATGCCACAAGAAATACAAGCTAAACTTATGACAGCTCTAGCAACTAACTTACCTAGTGAGTCAGATGAGAAAGAAGCAGAGTTTAAACGAAGAGAAGCTACTGCAAAGCTTATGTTGAAGCAACAAGAAATAAAGATTAAGCAACAAGATATGAATGATAACAAAGAGATAGTCAAGATGCAAATGATGCAGAAACAAAATAAAGCTTGACATTTGATTAATTTTATGGTATAATATTATATATATGGATAAAGAATTACAACAGTATTATGAAGATAGATTTACAATGTTTACTACTAAAGGATGGAAAGATTTAGTAGAAGATATACAGAAGATAAAAGATACAATTAAAGTAGAAGATATACCAGATGAAAAAACTTTATTTGCTAGAAAAGGTGAATTAAGAATTATGAACTGGTTAATTAATTTAAAAGATGTTTCAGAACAAGCACATCAGGATTTAAAGAATGAAGATACTGTTTGATTTTGAATGTACGGATTGTGGAGTATTTGATAAGATTATTGAATACACTACAACAACAGATTGCCCAACATGTGGTAAAGAGTCTAAGAAACTTATTAGTGCTCCTAACATAATGTTAGAAGGTATATCTGGTGACTTCCCCGACGCACATGCGAAATGGGCGAAGAAACACAATGCTCTTAATGAAAAGCAAGAGTATTAACTTTAACTAGAGGTAAGTAAGGGTTAGTCTCCTTAGTTATCTCCCTATAATGCTTTTAAGCACAGGAGAATAATATGGCTGATATAATAGAAGAAGTAGAAGAAGCAGTTGCACCTGACCAACCAGTGGTAGAAGACCAAGAAAGAGTAGAGGCAAATCTTGAGAAAGAGCTTACACCAATCAAGGAAGACCCAGTTGTACAGGAAGAGACAGTTGCAGAAGAAGACGACTTACCAGAGAAGTATAGAGGGAAGTCTGCTAAAGAGATTGCAGAAATGCATCAACAAGCTGAAAGGCTTATTGGTAAACAAGGCTCTGAAGTGGGTGAACTTAGAAAGGTAGTTGATGACTTTATTTCTACACAAACTTCGAAAGCATCACAGACTGAGATAGAAGAAACAAGTCCAGAGGATTATCTTGATAACCCTCAGAAGCATGTTAAGAAACAAATTGATAGTCATCCTGCTATTAAGGAGGCTCAAGATGCAGCTAAACAAATGAAGCGTACTGCTACATTAACTAGGTTGAATTCTGAGTATCCAAAGCTGGAAGAGATTGTTCAAGACCCTAACTTTGCTGAATGGATAAATGCTTCTAAAGTTCGCTCCGAGTTATACAACAGAGCTGAAGTTAATTTTGATTATGACTCTGCTAAAGAGTTATTAACTACTTGGACTGAGAAACAAGAACGAGTAGCTAAAGTAGCAGAGACTAGTAAAATAGATAAAGATAATCAATTGAAAGCAGCGAGTGTTGGTAGTAAAGGAAATAACGAGCCTGTCTCTAAAAAGAAATATCGACGTAGCGATATTATTAAACTAATGCAGACAGACCCAGACAAGTACGATGCACTATCTGATGAGATAATGTTGGCATACCAAGAAGGGCGAGTCATTTAAAAACAATATAGAGAGGAAATTAAAATGGCATATCCAACCCCCCAAGTCACGAACACGACTGCTGCCGTTTTTATACCTGAGATTTGGTCCGACGAGGTCATCGCAGCGTATAAAGCAAATTTAGTTGCAGCGAATCTGTTCAAAAAAATGTCTTTCAAAGGCAAAAAAGGTGATACAATTCATATCCCTAAACCAACTAGAGGTCAAGCATCTCTAAAAGCTTCAGAAACAGCAGTTACACTTATTTCTGCAACTGAAG